CAAACTTAGAAAAGAATTAGAACAAAATTTGGGATTAGATCTTAGTCCTACTTCTAAATTCTGGAACTCTTCTTTATCAAAAGATCCAGACGATCTAACTCACGTTAGGCCAGTAAAATTAATTGATGGAGATAACTACTTTGATTTAAGTGAATCTTGGCAAGCTCTTTCCTTCGCATGGTTAAGAGTACACCCTACAATAGCATCTTCTTATCAAGCATGGGAAAAAGGTTTATATCCAGCAGATACTCAATTTTATGTTTCTGATGAAGAAGTTGAGCATGAAATAATGTTTAAAAAGAAGAAACTTATCAATAAAGCTATTGTAAAATTTGAAGATATGTCTCCTGAGAGGAGAAAGAAAGTTGCAAGGATGCTTGGGTTGCCAATAAGTGATGATATGAAAGAGGGTGTTGTTTATAACCTTGTTGATAGTCTTCTAAAGCAAACTGAATTCAAGACTGGAAAATATCAAGGTTTAACACCTGTAGAAGTATTTAATCGTTTTGCAGATATGGAAGATGGTCTTCTTACTGTAAAAGATCTTATCAAACAAGCTATTACGCACTCCGTTTATAGAATGAAACCTGATGGTAAAATCTATAAAGGTGACTTTAAAGTAGCAGATACAGAAGAAGAGTTAGCTAAAATTCTTGTAGATGAAGAAAATCAATCAGATCTTCTCATGCTAGAGAAGGAACTTAAAGCTAAGAAACTTCTTGCAGTATGATACCTGTAGACAGTCTACTTTATAAAATAGATCAGAAACTTAATAATCTAGCTTCCAATAAGCATCAACAAATTCAATTGGAAGATAAAATATTAGCTTTAAATGAAGCCCAAATAAAGCTAATTAAACAAAAAGTAGATGGTACTTATAATGGATTAGGTTTAGATTCATTCAGAAAAAGGTATGAGGACTTACAAAATCTCATAGAAAATTATGATAAAAGTCCTCTTACCTTAAAATTAAAAGATAACAACTTAAATCAATTTGAAGCTTCTCTCGAAGAGTTATCTCCTAAATATTTTCTTTATATAGACGCTTATATAATTGCAGATAAAGGTAGATGTAAAAATAGAAAGTTGTGGATTAATAGAGGTTTAACTAAGCATGGTGACCTTCAATTCATGCTCGATAATTCAAACCTCAAACCATCTTTCGAGTATCAGGAGACTTTTAGTACCTTATCATCAGATAATATTTTAGTATATACCGATGGTACATTTACCCCTAAAGAAGTTTATATATCCTATTTAAGATACCCAAAGTATATTGATAAAGAAGGTTATAGAAATTTGAAAGGAGAAGAATCAGTAGATCAAGATTCTGAACTATCAGATTATTTGGAGGATGAATTAGTTGATTTAACAGTTAGAGATTTAGCAGGTTATATAGAAAACGCTTCAGCTTTACAAACTGCTCAACTCAGAATACAATCAAGTGAATAAATTTTAAATAAATTAATATAAATGACAACAGACGCATTAACAACCCTGTTTGTGGTTCCAGTAGGAAATGTTCTCCCTAGCTCTGGTTCTACACAAGACCTTGAACCTGGTCAATTTGGATTCTTCAGGAATGATTATACTGTAGCCAATGCAGCTAACATTGCTGCTGCTCCTTATTTCTATATCGCACAAGGGAGAGAGAATACTTATTTACAGGGTAGTAAAAGATCTGACAAGATTAAAGGTTGCCCTTCAGCGAACTGTAGCTCTAACGTTACAGATTTTCGTAAAGTAATTGGTTGTCCTACTCCAGTTAACCAAATTACAGATGTAAGTGGGTTTAACGTAAAGTGTGGAGATGTTGTTACTCTTACTATTAGGGCACATTCTTCTTACATTGATACTCTTTACTTCAATGGTCTTACAAGATCTGTAACTGTTCAAGCTCCTTGCTGTGATTGTGGTGCTGATCCTTGTGATACAACAGATGTACCTGCCCTTATTGATGCTATTATTGCAAAACTTCAGCAAGGTGCTCCGGGTATAAATCCTGATAATGTTATTCTAACTGATTTCTTTACTTTCCAAAGAGTAGGTGATGATGAAAGTGCTGTTCTTCGTATTGAAGGTAAACCGCTTACAAAATATGGACAACCTTGTGATGTAGCAGCTTTCCCTCATGAATATGACAGGCTATGGTTTGCAACATTTGTTTACTCTGGTCCTGCAACTACTGCTGATTTTATTGTAGCAGATGCTTGTAATATTGTAGCTGAAGCAGAAACAATTCAAGAATCTAACTATGCTACAGGTACTTCAGATGAAATAAAACAGCTTGAGAAAAACTACTATTCTTACCAAGCTGGTTATTTGAAGAGCCTTTACAGAATGGCTGGATATAACCAGAACTTTGAATCTTATGTAACTGATGGTGTTACTTACGATACCTTCTATATTAAGTTCAAAGATTTCAACAAGTCTGCTTATCAGTGGGGAGATTATGTAGAAATGGAATCTACTGTGATAATTGCAGTACCTTCTTCTCTAACTTCTGGTGTAGAAGCTGTTCTTGAAGCCGCTCTTGGTACAGTAACTGAAGATAATGGCTGTATTACAACAACTACTACGACTACTGTTTAATTTAGTAGTTGATCAAATTTAATCCTGGGGGATGGGGCATTCAATCCCATCCCTTTTTTATTTTAATATATGTCAGCATTAGATTTCCTAGTTATTCCTACATATAATACCAAAACTTTAGGTATTGCTGATAATTCAATTTATTCTGAAGCCCCTCAGTCACCGACTTTAGAAGTAACTGTGCCTGGCTTTGGGTTAGTAAGTATACCTTTTGTACCGGATGATTTTAATGTTTTGAATTCCGCTGTTTTAGAATTAACAGCACCTGGAGAAGAAATAATCCCTATTCCAGATGGAATATATACAATTAAATATTCAATTGCTCCAGCTTACGCTAATTATGTAACAAAAAACATATTTAGAGTAGAGCAACTTCAAGAGAAGTTCGATGAAGCCTTTATGAGGCTTGATATGATGGAATGTGATAGTGCTATTAAAAAACAATCGAAAGTAGAATTATATACTGTATACTTCCTTATTCAAGGAGCAATTGCTGCTGCTAATAATTGTAATATTGATGTAGCAAATAAATTATATCAACAAGCCAGCAAACAGTTAGCTAATCTTAAAAAGAAAGATTGTGGTTGTTCTGGAAATAATTATCTAACCAACTTTAACTAAATAAAATGAGTTGTCATCAAACCAAATGTGGAAAATGCAAAGGTTCCTTTAGAGCTTGTCAACTTAAAGATGGACTTTGCCCAAGTTGTCGCTCAAAAATAAACAAATAGAATGTTAAGCTATAGATTAACAAATTGTGAGGATTGTGCGTCAATTCCTACTTTATTAAATGAAATAGATTGCAAATTAACTGAACTAGGAAATGGTCTATATAGTAATATCGTCTATGGATTAAGAATGTATATTTCTTCATATGCTATAGCAGATCTCTTACATTATAAGAGAATTTTACAATATAAAAAATGTAACCCTGAATATGCTAGTTGCTACTCGGTAGAAGATATAGCAAGTAAGGTTAAACTTCTAATTTTTAAATAACAGAAAATGGCATGTTCTAATTGCTATACTGGATGTTCTGAAATAACTTCTGATAAGTGTGTAAAGTATACAGGAATAGATGTTCCTATTTTAGAAATTAAAAAAGGGGACTCTCTATCCTATGTAACACAGGCTTTGGTGACCTTTCTTACATCCACTTTGGACGGTACAGGGATTAAAATTGTACTGGAAGAAGAGGATTATTGTGAATTAATTAGTCAATATTTACAAGAGTGCTCAACTGTAACAGCTTTTGATTTATTCAAAGCTCTTGTTAAAGCAGCTTGTAATCTTCAAGAACAAATTGATAGTATAAATAATACACTATCAACTTTAAATGCAGATTATGATATAAGTTGCCTTGATGGAGTATCAGCTTCATCTGATACTCATGCTGTTTTACAAGCAGTTATTGCTAAATTATGTGAATTAGATACCAATTTAGGAGCACTAATTACAGATGTAGATACTAACTATGTAAAATTATCTGAATTAAATGAACTTATTCAGCAATACTTAGATAGTACAACTGGTGCGACAAGATATAGCTCTCGCATGGTTCCATACTCTATTGTTCCTTACTATGGAACATTAGGGGTTTTTGATGCTACAGGTGCCGGATTACCAAATACAGAATGGGAAAATATTTATTTATGTAATGGTCAAAATGATACGCCAGATTTAAGAGGCAGAGCCTTAGTAGGTGCAATAGCAGGTGTTCCTGGAGGAGCATTATCACCTAATGTTAATCCTAGTTCCTCTGCTTTTAATCCTAACTATGCATTAGGTACGACATGTGGGGTTAATAGTGTTACACTTACTGAATCTCAAATACCTTCTCATACTCACGTAGCAACAGTAAATGACCCTGGCCATAGTCATGAAATTATTCTTAGTACTTTTGCTGGTAGTATAGCAGGTCCAGATGGTTATGAATACCAAATTGGAGCAGATAGCACCCTTGAAACAGAATCTTCAACAACAGGCATAACAGTTTCTAATGCACCTGCTGGAGGAGGGGAAGCACACAATAACGTGCAACCTGTAATAGCTACTTATTTTATTATGTATATACCAAGCTAATATTTATGGGAAAGTGCTTGCCGGGAATGAAATGTTATGGGACTTTAGTATATCAAACATATCCTAAAGGATGCGCTACTAATGAACCTTCTCCATTTTCTTTACCTTTGTCTTCAAATAGTATCTTTTATTCGGGGTCTAATCTTCCATATACAGGAATACAGACTGAGGACACTTTGACCGAAGCGTTACAAAAAATAGATGAAAATCTTAACCCTGAAGCAATTGTTAATTCTCTAATAGCAGAAATAAATACCAACCCCGCATTAAAATCAGCATTATGTGCTGCAATTAGTGATTGTTCTTAAATTCTACTAGTTTGTTGGTTTCTAGGAGAATTGGCCCCCGGATATTTAATCTGGGGGTTTTTAGTTTTAACTAATATTGTTATAAAATGTAATGAATTTAATTAAATTAATTTGGTATTTCTAAAAATATCTTCGTATATTTGTATAAACTATAAAAACCTGTTCTAAATGTCAGATGGTAAATCACAGTTGCTCAATGAGTTACAAAAACTTAAGAAGCAAAGAAGATCTAAAACTTGGTATGCAGAAAGATTAAATATAACAGTGAGGGAGGTTGAAGATTTAATTAATCAGTTAAAAGGAAAAGTAGAAGAATTACAGGAAGAAACTACCAAAAGAGTAAATATAGATAAGGGTACAATAGAAAGTACAGTAGATAGCAAATTTGATCCACAAACTGTTGAAGAACTTGCTAAACTTCATAAAATTGACCTTTCTAAGTACAAAATTTCAAATTACTGGTCAAAATTAAAAGCAAATGGAAAATTCACTAGTTCTGTATTTGCATCTCTTATCAAACCAGATGAATACACTCCTGAACAATTTGCTAATTTTCTTAAAAGTTATACACCTAAACCAGTAAAAGTATCAAAAGTCAAGGACTTAGTTTATAATGATAAACCTATTGTAGATGTAGAAATTTCGATTGCTGACTTTCATTTAGATAGAAAAACACTAGAAGAGGATACTATAGAAGAAAGAGTTCAAGAATATAAAACAACTGTTAGTAATTTAATTAATAAAGTACAAGGAGCTTATAAGATCAGAAAACTAGTTTTTGTGATAGGGAACGATTATTTTAATACAGATAACTATCATAATCAAACTACAAATCATACACCACAAGAAATAAATGTACCTTGGCACAAAGCCTATGAAACAGGTTTTGATCTTCTTGTGGAAGTAATTACAAAATTATCTTACGAGGCGGAAGAATTAATTGTTGTTTTAGTACAAGGTAATCACGATAGAACAAAATCGTTTTATCTTGCTCATGCTTTAGAAGTATATTTTAAAAATTGGTCTAATATATACTTTTTAAGGGAAAATTCTAACACAAAGTTTCTTGTCCTCGGAAGTACATTTATAGGTTACCATCATGGTAATCATGTCAAAATAGATGGTCTACCTCTGTATTTTGCTACAGAGGAAAAAAGTAGTTCTTCCTTTGGTCTTGCTAAATATAGAGAAGTACATACAGGAGATAAACATTTCTATATGGCAAAAGATATTCAAGGAGTTAGAATACAACAAATTCCATCTATGGTAAAACCTGATAATTATACTAATGATGGATTATATATACATGTAAAATCTGGTATAGCTCTCTGCTATGATCCTGTAAAAGGGAAGTGTGCAGAATTCGAGGAAAGAATATAATATGTCAACATTAAGAGATATAGTATCAACAGTAAGAAGTAGTCATAAATTGTTGTCTGCTGATGGTTTGTTGAATGACCGTTCAATAGCCGCTGAAATAAAAGCAGCAACTTTACTCTTAATTAAGAGAGAGACTAATCTTAGAAGATTATGGGCCACTGATACATTATTTACTACAATTCCATGTTTAGAATTAATAGAAGTTCCTATATCTGAATGTTGTGATTTTCAAGATGATTGTACAATAGCCAGAACTAAATATAAACTTCCAAAGATAGCGGAAGGAATATATCAATATGTCATTCAAGGAGTATATACTATTAATGCTTTATCTGGAAAAGGTAGAAAACTTGATGAGATTACGATAAATAGATATACAAATTTACTGAAATTACCTTTAGTTAAAAATAAAGATTATTATTTTATTTCAAATGATTATTTATATGTCACTAATCCTAATATAAAAGCTATTAGAATTAGTGCATTTTTTGAAGAAGATGTACCAAACGAAATAATGTTTCCAGATTGTGATTGTGGTACATCCTATTCAGACGACGATTTTTGTAAAAACCCATTAGACCGTAAGTTTGGCTTACCTGGATATTTAAATAGGCAAGTATTAGACCTCACTTCACAAAGACTTTTATCTACTTATTTCAATATAAAAACTGACATATCCAGCAATGGTATAGATGGTCAAGCTCCTAATAGTAAAGCAACAGATTAATGAGAGTAGCAGTTGATTATAGAAGTTCAAGCAAAGATAATTATATAAATTTTAAAAAATCAAATCCAGACATCAAAATTCCTTTTGATCTTTGGAAGAATATAGTTTATTCCTTTAATGAAGAGTTTAAAACTTATATTCTAGAAACTGGTGAGAAGGTAAAAATGCCAGGCGGCATGGGAGATTTTTCTGTAACTAAGAAGAAAAGAAAGAAAATAAGTGTTGATCCAGAGGGAAATGAGCATATTAATCTCCCTGTAGATTGGGTTAAAACTAGAGAAAAAGGGAAACTTATATATAATTTCAATTTTCATTCAGATGGATATTTCTTTGGATGGAAATGGTTTAAGGAAAATGCAAGATTTAAAAATCATGCATTATGGTGGTTTAAACCATCCCGAGTTACTTCCCGATTATTAGCTCATTATATTAAAACTGATCCTAAATACCAACATATTTACATTCAATGGCAAACCTAACCTATCACAATGTCATATTACTATAAGTATAATTTTGTAAGTCCTGAACCTATATTTGCTATAGTTAAGGAAGAGTTGAAGTCTTATTTTGATAGTGGGGCTATTGATGATATAATGTTTCCTACTTATGTAAATAAGTGTTTGAATCATTTGGGAAAAGGAACTTATAAAATTGTTGAGGATGTATTGTACATAGAAGGTCATGAAGCTAGATTACCTGATAATTTTTTCTCAGTAAGAGAAGCTTGGTTATGTGCAGATATTAACGGTATTGTATATAGAACGCCAAATTCTTTCTATTCTCAAGCTATTTCACAGGATACTATACAGTTAAATCCTGTTACTATAGGAGGAACGGTTTGTAATAACTCTCAATGTTCGAATCCTAATTGTAATGGTACTGACTGTATGCCTGAAATTATTCAAGCAGTATATAAAACAAATAGAGAAATATTAACCTTTCCATTCAGGAAAGTTTATCTTTTAAGACCCGGTAATATATCAGTTAAATCACATTGTTCTCTAGATTGCTCTAATTTCGGAAGTAATGCTCCAGATAGTTTTGATATAAGAGACAATAAGTTTGTTACTAACTTTCAGTGTGGCACGGTATATTTAGTATTTTATTCTACTGACTATGATGAAGATGGAAATCAATTAATTCCTGACAATCATTATATCAGAGAATATATAGAAAAATATATTAAATACAAAATGTTTGAGACTCTTACCAATCAGACATTTGATGAAACTTTTAATCA